TGGGTGCGGATTTCTATATTACCGACCGCCGGTACATCGGTTTTGAAACCGACACCGGTTATCACCATTACGCCATTGACGTGGCAAAAATCTATGAACTGGAGGAATGACCTATGGCAACAATCGGTCTTGACAAGCTCTATTACGCCAAAATCACCGAGGACGCAAGCGGCGAGGAAACCTATGCAAACCCGGTTCAGCTGGCAAAGGCCATGACCGCAGAGCTTTCTGTGGAACTGGCGGAAGCGACTCTCTACGCTGACGACGGTGCGGCGGAGATCGTAAAGGAATTCAAAAGCGGTACGCTGTCCCTCGGCGTGGACGACATCGGCGCGACCGCCGCATCCGACCTGACCGGCGCAACTATCGATAAAAACGGCGTAGTCGTCTCCGCAAGCGAGGACGGCGGAGAACCCGTAGCGGTGGGATTCCGTGCGAAGAAGTCCAACGGGAAATACAAGTATTTCTGGCTCTACCGTGTGAAGTTCGGCATCCCGGCTACCAACCTTGCCACCAAGGGTGACAGTATTACCTTCTCCACACCCACCATCGAGGGAACCATCCTGCGCCGCAAGAAGCCGGACGCCAAGGGTGTGCATCCCTGGAAAGCAGAGGTCACCGAGGGCGATACCACCGTGACGGCGGCCACCATTTCCAACTGGTATAAGACGGTATACGAGCCGACCTATGCGGCATCATCCGAGAAATCCACTTAACGGAGGTAACTTATGATGGATAACGAAAGAACCGCAACCATTACCATCGGCGATGAGGAGTACACCCTGCTCCTGACCACCAAGGCAACTAAAGAGATCGCCGGTCGATACGGCGGTCTGGAAAACCTCGGCGAGAAGCTGATGAAGTCCGAGAACTTTGAAATGGCCATTGGCGAGATCGTGTGGCTGATCACGCTTCTGGCAAATCAGAGCATCCTCATCCACAATCTCAAGGACAAGGAGCATCCCAAGGAACTACTCACCGAGGATGTGGTGGAGCTTCTGACTACGCCCCTCGACCTCGCCGATTACAAAACCGCCATTACGGAAGCTCTCTACAAGGGCACCAAGCGGAATGTGGAAAGTGAGAAAGACGCAAAAAACGCGCAAGTCGGGTAACGGTCTCCGATGCGGAGCTGTTTACCCGGCTTCTTTATTACGGTCTTGCCCACCTGCATCTCAGCCAGGATGAGGTGTGGCTGATGCCGTTTGGTCTGCTGCTGGATCTGTGGGAGTGCCATAAGCAGTATAACGGGCAGGCCACCCCAGCGCGAGAGCATTACATCGATGATATTATCCCGGATGGGCTCTGAATTCAAAGAGAATTTACAAATTTACTCGCAAGATGTATTGCTTTTGTCCGCACATTCGTGTATAATAGAGGCGTAGATGAATACCATAAGACCGAAAGGAGTTTTTGATATGGCAAAATCAGCGAATTTGTATGCACGAATCGAGCCGGATCTCAAGGAGCAGGCTGAAAACATTCTGACTGCGCTCGGCATTCCCGCCTCCAATGCCATTACCATGTTCTATAAGCAGATTATTCTTCAGAACGGATTGCCGTTTGAAGTGAAATTGCCGGAGCATCCTTTGGATGTCAGCCGCATGACGGCGACTCAGCTGGATGCAGAACTGGAGAAAGGCTATGCGGATGCGAAAGCCGGACGCACGATTCCTATGGAGCAGGCGTTTGCGAATGTCCGTAAGGAATTCGGTGTATGAAATATTCCATTGTTCTGACCGAAACCGCCCAGGCTGACCTTTCTGCGATTTTCAGATACATTGCGGTGGATCTGCAGTCTGTGCAGAATGCAAACGCTCAACTCTCCCGCATCGAAAAGGCAATCGCATCTCTCGACCAAATGCCAGAGCGTTATCGTGTGTATGACAGGAAAAACTGGCGTGAGCGCAATATGCGTATCATGCCGGTAGATAACTACCTTGTTTTCTTTGTCCCCACGCACGACGACGCCACGGTTACAGTCATGCGCATCATGTATGGCGGCAGAGATATTGACAGGCAGCTTGAGATGCTGGAAACGGAATAAGTAAATCAGTTTTAAGGAGTGACCTTTCGGGGTCGCTCCTTTTTCATACCATCAAGCACGCTTTCATCGAGAACTTAGGACGGTTTCGGCCCAACTTCTCGGTGAAAGAGTGCTTTTTCATGCCATCCACAAGGAGGTGACGGTACATGGCAGACAGTTTCGGACTGAAGATCGGTCTTGAGGGTGAAAAAGAGTTCAAAAAAGCACTTGCAGACATCAACCAGTCCTTCAAGGTGCTCGGCTCCGAGATGAAGCTCGCCACCTCTCAGTTTGATAAAAACGATAAATCCGTGGAGGCTCTCGCCGCACGGAATAAGGTGCTGCGAAAAGAGATCGATGAGCAGACGACAAAAATCGACACCCTTCGCAAGGCTCTGCAGAATGCCGCCACCTCTTTCGGGGAGAATGACCGTCGCACCCAGAACTGGCAGATCCAACTCAACAATGCCGAAGCCGCTCTCAACGATATGAACCGTGAGCTGGACGAAAACGAAAAAGCCATCAAGGAGGGCGGCAAGGCTGCGGAGGAATCCGGCAGTAAGTTTGAAGGCTTCGGCAAGGTTCTCAAAACCGTAGGTGTGGCACTCGGTGCCGTAGCTGTTGCCGCAGGTGCCGCCGCCGTGAAGCTCGGCAAAGAGGTCATCGCCGCCTATGCGGACTACGAGCAGTTGGTCGGCGGCGTTGACACCCTGTTCAAGGACTCCTCGCAGGAGATCCAGCGGTACGCTGCCAACGCATACAAAACGGCAGGGCTTTCTGCCAACGAGTACATGGAGACGGTCACGGGCTTTTCCGCAAGCCTGATCCAGTCTCTCGGCGGTGATACCGAGAAAGCCGCAAAGTATGCGGATATGGCAATCACGGATATGTCCGACAACGCCAACAAGATGGGTACGGATATGTCCTCCATTCAGAATGCCTACCAGGGTTTCGCCAAGCAGAACTATACGATGCTCGATAACCTCAAGCTGGGCTACGGCGGCACAAAACAGGAAATGGAGCGACTGCTTGCCGATGCGGAGAAGATATCCGGCGTAAAGTATGACATCTCCTCCTACGCAGATGTGGTGGAAGCCATTCATGTCATGCAGGAGAGCATGGACATTGCAGGAACGACCGCCAAGGAAGCGGAAGCCACCATTTCCGGCTCTGTCAATGCACTGAAATCCGCCGTGTCGAACCTCATCGTAGGCTTTGGTGATGCGGACGCTGACATGGAGCTGCTGTGCAACAACATGGTGGATGCCTTCAAGACCGTGGTGGCAAACATCACCCCGGTTATTGAGAACATCGTGGCGGCTCTGCCCACGGCGCTGGATGCTCTGCTGACGGCTGTGGGTGAACTGCTGCCCACACTGCTGGAAGCAGTCACCGAACTGTTCTCGCAGGTGCTGGAAACGCTGCTTTCTTTGCTTCCGCAGCTTATCCCGGCGGCGGTGTCCGCACTTATGACCATCGTGAACACGCTGATTGAGAATCTGCCCCTGCTTATTGAGGCTGCGGTTCAGTTGGTGTCCACGCTGGTGACCGGCATTGCGGATGCGCTGCCCACGCTCATCCCGGCAGCGGTGCAGGCTATCGTTACCATCGTACAAGGTCTGGTGGACAGTCTGCCGATGCTCCTTGACGCAGCCTTACAGCTTATCACGGGACTGGCGCAGGGACTCTTGGACGCAATACCCGTGTTGATTGCAGCACTGCCGGAGATCATCAACGACATCATTACTTTTTTACTGGACTCCATCCCGCAGATTATCGAAACAGGCATTCAGCTTCTGACCTCGCTTGTTGCCGCATTGCCGGATATCATTATGGCAATCGTGGAAGCCATTCCGAAAATCATTGACGGCATTATCAACGCGGTGCTAAATGCGATACCGCTCATTATTCAGGCAGGCATCGACCTGCTGATTTCGCTGATACAGGCTTTGCCGCAGATCATCACCACCATCGTGCAGGCGATCCCGCAAATTATCTCCGGCATCGTCAATGCACTGGTCGGAAACATCGATAAGATCATCATGGCAGGCGTTCAGTTGTTCGTTGCACTGATTGAAAACCTACCTACTATTATCGTGGAGATCGTCAAGGCCGTGCCGCAGATCATTGCGGGCATCGTGAAAGCCTTCGGCTCTCTGATGTATAAGATCGTTGAGATCGGCGGCAACATCGTCAAGGGACTGTGGAGCGGCATTACCCAGCTTGCCTCGTGGCTGTGGGATAAAGTGTCCGGGTGGATCTCCTCCATCTGGGACGGCATCTGCGATTTCTTTGGTATCCATTCGCCCTCGAAGGAGATGGCGTGGGTCGGCGAAATGCTGGTCAAAGGTCTTGCAGGCTCCATTGACGATAACGGCGATGAAGCGGTCAAAGCCGCCGAAGGAATGGCGGAGGACATCAACGGTGTCATGGGCGACCTTGCCCACGATATGCAGACGGCTCTGCCCACCGACTTTGACGTGACCGGCTCTATCCGCACAGCAGTGGACGGTGTGGTCGGAAAGGCGGCATCCGCTTTCACCATTGCCCTGAACATTACGAATTTCAACAATTACAGCAGCGAGGACATCCGTCAGCTCACCAACGAAGTCATGGAAACGGCGAACCAGTTCGCCCAGCGGAAAGGAGTGGTATTCGCATGAGCTATTTTACTTACAACGGCCGCAGTTCCGCTGAGTTCGGTCTGCATATTGAAAAGAAGGATGTGTTCTCCGCACCGGAGTACGATGCGGAGTTCATCTCCATTCCCGGCAGAAGCGGTGACATCATCAATCCCAACCGCCGCTTTGCCAACATCAAGGTGACCTACACAGTGTTCCTCGCTCGGAAGAATATAGCCGCACTTGCCGCTGTCCTGCGGGACATTAAGGGCTGGCTTTATTCCGAGCCGGACAGATACCACGAAATCACCGACTCCTACGATGCGGAGTATTTCCGCTACGGCGTCATCTCCGGCAATCTGGACATTGAGGAGCAGCTGAACAAGGTCGGCAGTTTCACCGTGACCTTCAACTGCAAACCTTATAAATATAGCTTTGCGGGGCAGCAGGCGGTGGTAGCAGACGCATCCGAACTGACGATTACAAATCCGACGGCTTTTGAAAGCCAACCGTACATCAAGCTATACGGCAGCGGTGCGGTAGCACTAATGATGCAGCCCCAAGGCCGAGGTATGATGATTTCTGACTTGGACGAGTATATTGAGATCGACAGTGAGCTGATGAACTGCTTCAAAAGCACTGCCCTCAAAAATGACACAGTCAAAGGGACTGAGTTTCCGGTTTTCAAGCCGGGTGTTTGCACCATCAACTGCACTGGCGATGTGACGAGGATTGAAGTCATTCCGAGGTGGTGCTGTCTATGATCCCTGCACTCTACGCCGCAAATACTGCGGACTTTTCCTCATTCGGTCTTGGTGTGCTGACGGACACCATTTCCTGCGAAGTCACCGAGGAAAGAAACGGCATATTCGAGTGCTTACTCAAATACCCGGTGAGCGGTCAGCACTATGGGCTTATCACCAAGGAGTGCATTATCAAGGCAAAGCCCAACGATACCGCCGCCGACCAGGCGTTCCGCATTTATCGCATCACGAAGCCCTTAAACGGCATCGTCACCATCTACGGTCAGCACATCTCGTATGACCTCGCCAATGTTCCGGTGTTGCCTTTTTCGACCGAGAGTCGCTCTCCTCAGCTCATTCTCTCGCAGCTCCTTGCCGGAGATACACGCTTCACGGGCTGGACGGACTACTCGGATGCAAAGGCATTTTCCGTCACCCAGCCGAAAAGCGTCCGTGCCTGCCTCGGCGGTACGGAAGGCTCCATGCTCTCCAAATGGCACGGCGAGTTTGAGTGGGACAACTTCACGGTGAAGTTCCATTCGCACCGAGGACAGAAAACCGGTGTGGTCATTGAATACGGCAAGAACCTCACCGCTTTGGATCAGGACGAGGACAACAGCGGCGTATATACCGCACTGCTCCCATATGCCGTGTACACCCCGGAAGGTGCGGACACCGAAACGGTAGTCACGCTGCCGGAGGTCACGCTCCCCATTGTGACCTCGGAGATCGTCCGGGCGAAAACGCTCATCATGGATTTCTCCGACCAATTTGGAGATGCGGCTATCACGGAGGAAGCACTCCGGGCAAAGGCCAACAGCTACATCAAGGCCAATCCGCTCGGCACAACTATTCCGACAGTAACGGTCTCTTTCGAGCCGCTTTGGAAACAGCCGGAGTATTCGGCACTCCTGGAGCGGGTCAATCTCTGCGATACCGTCACCATCCGGCACTCGCTTCTGGGTGTCAGCGTGTCGGCTATGGTCATTGAAACCGTGTACGACACCCTCGCCGAGCGGTACAAGAGCATTTCCCTCGGTCAGAGCAAGTCCAGCATGATCACCACCATCTCCGAGGTGCAGTCCACGGTCGACAAGGTGGAGTCCACGGTGGGACGCTTTCCGAAGCTGCTCCAAACCGCTATTGGAAAAGCGACTGGGCTTATCACCGGCCAGAGCGGCGGCTATGTGGTTATTAACACAGACAGCGAAAGCGGGCAGCCCTACGAGCTGCTCATTTTGGACGCTCCCTCCATTGACGAAGCCGTGAACGTCTGGCGGTGGAATGTAGGCGGTCTGGGGTTTTCCCCTTACGGCTACAAAGGGCCCTATTAAA